CACTTGCTACTTCCCGTCAATTTTACTTCCCGTGGTAAGTTGGTAAGTGTAAGTAAATCACTCATAAATCACCAGGACATTTGGATAAATTGTTCGTTTAAACCAGCTACCCGCAGCCGTGCATTCGTAACCCAGTTTTTTCATCGTAGAATACGAAATCACATAACAATAATGGCAATCATTATCGCCTAATCCTGTTTTTTTAAAACAGTTAAGTTTATGATTAATGTCTAAATCCATAATTTGTGTAATACCACGTTCCACGGCACAACCAAGACAAATGGTTTTGTTGTTCAAAATAAATTCTCGGTTACGCAAAATTTGTTCGTTGCAATTAGTGCAACGCACCATATCATGCTTTAAATCTAGGAAATCCATCTTCATCTTCCTCAAATTTTACAATTTGACCTAGTTTAAAATCGCTAAACTTAGGCTCATTATCAAGGACACCAACACCATTAAGACTATCGCCTTGTGATACTTTGACCCACATACGTTCAAAGCCTACACCACGATCTTTACCATGCTGATTAACGGGAAATCTAACTTTAGCATAGCCATCAATGATGAACTGTTTATCTGATGCCAAGCCAACATCTTTAGGCAATGACACCATGCCATTACCTAAATCTTGAAATGCTTTTACTTTATTCATTAGCTACCTACCTTTCTGAATACATCTAATTTGTTTTTCTGCATTTGATCAGCTTCATATACTGCCCAATTTAGATAGTCTTTGTCTAAATCAAAGTCATCATAACCTTGGGCAATCGTGTTAAAGTAAGAAGCGGGTGGCAAGGCCACACCTTTCCTACGCATAACATAGAACATAACCTTATCTTGAAAACCTGGGATATTAATCCTAATTTTCTTATATAAATATGGATAGCCCTCAAATCCATCTAGGGCTTTCTCACATCGTTTGGTAATCTTCCAAAGGCCAATAGGCACAGAAGCACTCTTGTCCTTAACAATGTCTGCAACACCATTAAAGACAAGTCTGTAACCCTCAAGCATCTGTCCACTAATAGACTTAGATTGAGGGCAACGCACTTCCATATTGGACATATTTAGATTAGCACCATAAGCACCATACAACATTACACATTCTCCTTGTTGTTTACAAACTTGAGAACTTCATCCCAATCATTTGTATGAAGTAAAGCATTGCCCTCTGCATATTCTTTTGCATTAGTAACAGAATACTTATTCCAAAGACCTTCAGCATCACGGGTTGCATCATCGCAAACGAAGATTTGAAACCCATTAAAGCCAAAGCTTGGCGTTACATCATGGTGGTAAGATAAAGACACCCACTCTTCTGGAATATCCACATCTAACTTAACATCAGGATGTGTATATTTAGG